CTGCTGATGGGATTGTATCTATTGAAGCTAACGACAGAATATATCTATCAGAAAAACGCAGTAAATATACTGATGAAGAACTTAATACTTTATTTGATAGTGCTATACAACAAGGTAGAGTATTTATCCATGCACATTTAGGAGCAACTGATATAGATGAAATCTTTTCTAAATTAAGATATATTATTGTAGGTTGTGAATGTGATTGGGTAATAGTTGACCACTTACATATGCTTGTAAATGTACTCACAGAGGGAGATGAACGCAGAGGTATTGATATGCTTATGAATAGATTGCGTAGTCTTGTAGAAGAAACAGGAGTAGGTATGATATTAGTGTCACATTTACGAAGAGCAGCAGGAGATAGAGGACATGAGAAAGGAATACAAGTATCGCTATCACATCTTAAAGGCTCACAAGGTATTGCACAATTATCAGATTGTGTTATAGCACTTGAAAGAAATCAACAAGCAGAAAATCCGGATGAAGCTAACATAACTAAAGTAAGAGTATTAAAGTCAAGATATACAGGCGACACAGGTATGGCTTGTAGTTTAAGATATGATATTGAAACAGGTAGATTACATGAAATATCAGAGGAGGAAACATTTGATGCAGAAGATTTCTAATATAGTATTTGATATTGAAACCGATGACCTTGATGCTACAAAAGTATGGTGTATAGTAGCTAAAGAAGTTGATGGTACTACATATAAGTTTGGACCAGATGAACTTGAAGATGGTTTAGATTTATTAAGAAGTGCTAACACTTTGATTGGTCATAACATTATAGGTTTTGATTTACCGGTACTTAAAAAGTTATTTAACTTTACATACTCTGGAAAGATTATTGACACATTAGTTATGTCAAGATTATATAATCCTATCAGAGAGAACGGACATAGTTTAAAAACTTGGGGTTATAGATTAGGTGTTCCTAAACAAGAACAACCAGAGTTTGATAACTATACTCCACAAATGTTAGACTATTGTGTGCAAGATGTAGTTCTTAACGAAGCTGTATATAAATTTTTACAGAAAGAAGGTATGGGATTTAGTAAACAGTCTTTTGATTTAGAACAATTAACTGCTGCAATTATGCGTGAACAAGAGAATACAGGATTTTATTTTGATACTAAACAAGCTATGACTTTATTAGCAGAACTAAAACAAAATATGGCAGATGTAGAAGATGAAGTTCAGACAACTTTTAAACCTAAATGGATTGATGATAAGCTTGTCACTCCTTACATTAAAAAGGATGGACAGTTAAGTAAGCGAGGACTTACTGATGATGAGTATAATACTATACTTGAATCAAATAACCACGAACCTTTTATGCGTAAAAAATTAGTTGAGTTTAATCTAGGTAGTAGAAAACAAATAGGAGAATATCTTATTGACTTTGGTTGGAAACCCGAAAGGTTTACTCCGACAGGACAACCTATTGTAGATGAGGCTACTCTTAAAAAGATAACACATATTAAAGAAGCTAAACTTATTGCTGATTATTTATTATATCAAAAGCGTATAGCTCAAGTATCATCTTGGATTGATGAACTTAAAGATGATAGAGTTCATGGTAGAGTTATACCTAACGGAACTATTACAGGGAGAATGACACATAGAGGTCCTAACATGGCACAAGTTCCTAACTTACATAGTCCTTATGGTAAAGAATGTAGGTCTTGTTGGACTGTGCCAGAAGGATATAAACTTGTAGGAATAGATGCTAGTGGATTAGAGTTAAGAATGTTAGCACATTATATGAATGATGTTGATTACATTGAAGAAGTTATTAACGGAGATATACATTCAACCAATCAACAGTTAGCAGGATTAAAAACTCGTGACCAAGCAAAGACATTTATATATGCTTTAGTCTATGGTGCAGGAGATGCAAAGATAGGAAGTATTATTAATGGAGATATTAAAAAAGGTAAACTTTTAAAACAAAGATTCTTTGCTAATCTACCTGCTCTTAAGAAGTTAAGAGATAGAGTTCAACAAGCTGCTAATAGAGGTTTCTTAAAAGGTATAGATGGTAGAAAGATATATGTTAGAAGTCCTCATGCTGCACTTAATACTTTATTACAAGGTAGTGGTGCTATTGTTATGAAACAGGCTATGATAAACTTATATCAATTAATAAAACTGAATACTCTTGATGCTTGTTTTGTTGCTAACATCCATGATGAATGGCAACTACAAGTAAAGGAATCTCAAGCAGATGCTGTAGGTAGAATGGGCGTTGAGAGTATTGAAAAGGTGACAGAGCAATTTAATATGCGATGTAATTTAACAGGCGAATATAAAATAGGAGGTAATTGGAGTGAAACCCACTAAAGAAGATAGAAAAAAGTTTGACATAGATTTAGAATATGGTAAAATAAGAGAAGATAAAATAGCAGAAATGTTTACAGATAAAAAGATAGAAGTAAAATCTGAACGAGGTATGTGGATGAAGACAGGAAACATATGTATTGAATATGAATCATATGGTAAACCATCTGGTATTATTACAACTGAAGCAGACTTTTGGTTTCATAATCTTTGTATTGATGATGACATATTCTGCACCTTTATATTTGATGTGCCAAAACTAAAACAACTTATAGATAAATTAGATTTTAAGAAGTCTGTAAGTGGTGGCGACCATAAAGCAAGTAGAATGTGGTTAGTAAATATTAAAAAATTATTTTCATCTGATGTATTTAAAACATTTAAGGACCTAAAAGATGACTAAAGGTATTGACAAAACTGAATTAGATAAGTATAATAAGTTTACATCCGAATCAGGACATTGGTATTCTCTTGAGGGAGAACCTATGTACACTATCATAGGTGCTAATGGTAAAGAAAGAAACACTACATTAAGAGATGCTAAAAGTTTAGGACTTGTTCCTTCTGTCACTACTATTCTTGGTATGGTTGCAAAACCTGCACTAGAGAATTGGAAGATAACTCAAGCTATTAAATCTGCAGCAACACTAGACATAGGAGATGAAGAGTCTATGGATTCTTTTGTGTATAGATGTAAGTCTGATGCAAAACAGATAGGTTCTAAAGCTGCGACAGAGGGAACTAAAATCCATGCTATGATTGAAAAAGGTTTTCTTGGTAGAGGTAAATCTAAAACTTATAAGATTATACAGGCATGGTTAGATGAAAATTTCCCTAATGAAGAATGGATAGCAGAAGATTCTTTCTGTGCTAATCAAGGATATGGTGGTAAGATAGACTTGTATTCCAAGTCAGGAATATTTGTGGACTTTAAAACTAAAGATAACCTTGAGGGTAAAGACCCTAGTAAGTTAGTATATGATGAACATGGTATGCAACTATCTGCTTATGCTCAAGGTTGTAATATAACTGACCCTGAAAGAGTATCTATCTTTGTTGATAGAGCAGATACAAGTATAGTTCTTTGTCATATCTGGGATAAAGAATCACATGAGAAACATAAAGAAATGTTTAATAGTATATTAAAGTATTGGCAACTGGTAAAAAATTATGAATGGCAAGAAGTCTAAAAGATTAAGAAGACAATCAGAAACTTTATTAATTGAATGGTTAAGAACTATGATACCAGAGGGAGAAGATACTTCTAAAATTAATAAGAAAAATTTACATGAATTTTTACCAGAACAAACTCATATTTTTGCTAACAATAAATTTATGTTAAGTGCTTATAGTTTAAGATGGTTTTATAAATTAATAAAAAGAAATCCTAATTTAAAAATAAAGGATTTGAATGCCTAAAAGAATACCAAGAAAACCTAGACCTAAAAAGGTTAATGTTCCTAAAGGTTATGATAGTAAATGGGAATATGATATACATCAATCTATTTTAAAAAAGTGGAAACATCACAATGAACAAATAGATTATGTTGTTGAACATAAATATGAACCAGACTTTATAAAAGTTATTAATGGACAAACAATATTACTAGAAGCTAAAGGTAGGTTTTGGGATTACGCTGAATACAGTAAATATATTTGGATAAGAGAAGCTTTAACAGAACAGGTAGGAGAATTTGAATTAGTATTTTTATTTCAAAAGCCTTATGCTCCTATGCCACAAGCTAAAAAAAGAAAGGATGGAACTAAAAGAACTCATGCTGAATGGGCAGAAACAAATAATTTTAAATGGTATAGTGAAGAAACATTACCGGAGAAATGGAAATAATGAAAAAAAGAATTAATTATAAATTTAAAGAAAAAGAAATTTTAGAAATAATAAAAACATATATTGATACAACTTATACTCAACATTATGGTAAAGGTAAGTATCAAGCTACTGACATGATAATAGATGCAGGACATGGAGAAAGTTTTTGTATTGGTAATATTATGAAATATGCTATGAGGTGTGGTAAAAAAGAAAACAATTCTACTCAAGCAGAGTTGTATAAAATAATACACTATGCAATCATAGCTTTATATTTGGAGATTTGGCATGATGATTGAAGATAAGATAGGACCTAAAGATTATTTAGGTATAACAATAGA